TCTCCCTAGTGCCAGTTTTCAACCTGGCTACCCCCTTTTTAACGAGGAAGAGCCCTCGAGTTTAAAATCCACTAAACCAAGTGTCCCGGGCATTTTCCCGGTTTCCCTAGGTTAACCCAACCTAGTAAGGTGATGTCGGTTTACTCCGCTTTCATTTAACGTTATCAAAGGAACGAAGCCTAGTACCGTCAAATAGAAATGTGAGCGGCAAGACTTTACTAGTTACTCTCATTTCATCGAGTAAGTAGCAGAAATTGTTTACGCTGTATCACCAGCGGCAGTGTAGTCACCAGAAGCAGTGCCAATTTTGATCAATGGATTGGAACCAGAAACTTTCAACCATCCTTATTCAAGGGATGGTACTCTCCACAAGCTCGCATCTTGTATGTGGTTTACAAGAGAGGCGGTAAACTAACTCTAATTTTTAGTCACAAGGACAGTGGGTTATTGATGGATATGCATACTGTGTTGATACGACGGTGTTTGACGAACACCCGAGATTACCGGCTTTTTGTTCACCGAACCTGTTTCCCAGGATCCCACGACAGCAACTCACCAAGGTTGGCTCCACGCCTATGTGATGGAAAGCGCACACTTACTTCTACTATATTAATCTAAATCTAAACCATCGATATATGCTCGCGCACGCATTTTCCCTAGGTTATTTAGAATTCTCTGATATTGAGATCTTTGAATAACACTAAGTTTGGACAATTTGTTGTCTAGATCGGTTTGATCTTGCGTCTTGCGGAGGTTACCTCTAAGAGACGATTCTCCACTTCTAAGAGACCCTCCTAATTTTGAGAGAGTTCCCTTGAGTGTTCCTGCCTTCTTAGGTGGATCACCTGACTCATAAGCTGGCCGACTCCAGTCTATTTGACCACTTGTGGCGATCGTAACAGCCTGGTCGGCATTGCGCCAAATCGGAGGTATGTAATCAGGATCATCTTCCTGGATCACCCTCTCCGGAGGTGGCACGAAGTCAGGGATTTCTTCCTGAACTATTGTATCCGGCGGTTCTAGCTTGTTAATCTCCTTTAAGTCCCTTTCTAGTTCTGCCAAATTTTCTGCAGCTTCTTTAGCTTGCAGGATCTCTCTGGCTGCATCATAGACACCTGTTTGCGACGGGTATCCATAGGCTGCAACAAGAGGACCAACTTGACGTTCAACATTTGAGGGCTTTGAGCTGGAAATTTCTTCTTTTTCTTTTGCGCTTAACCGTGATAGGAATCCTTTAGGTGGAAGCTTCGACTGCGTCGGAAGCTTACCCTTGAGCGATTCTGCAAATTGGACATCACTATCATTATCCGGAGTTGATGGTCGATTACTAACTATACTACTACTACTACTACTACTACTATCTTCATCACTGACATATTCCACCGGTGTGAAACTGTCTTGCAATCGGTGAGTGCGATTGACGCTAATATGACCTGGCCTTAGCGTTTTCCTAACGTACTGAGAACCTCTAACACCCTCTAAATGTTCATCGAGAACAACTGATACCAATCCAAATTCCATATCGCGGTCTGTCCAAGCTCCATATGATATACAGAAGTTATACTTGGCAGTCTTCTTAACGGCAGGGCCAGCTAAAAAGAAACTCGCGTTGGGGCCAGTAGTTACTAAATGAAACGAAACTGTTCCATCTTTCTCGACTACTTGCTTTTGGTCGAAACGTTCACCGTTGATAGTTAAATCTGGGTGACCGTATTTCCAATCAGCATCGGCCTTGTTATTGGATATGGTTACATTATTTTGCACACCAATATTCCACACCTTATCTTGATTGTCATCATAAGCAATCATTCCATCAGATTTCCCCCGGTGGGGGTCCGTGGTGCTTGATGTTGCCTGGTAGCCTTCACAAGAGATTTCAATCGACCATGTGCCTTGCGGAACTGGGTAAATAAACATTGGTATTGCTTCCACAGAATTCTGAGAATACCATTGTGCTTTGATGTTCGTCCAGTTTGCGTTCTCATCTTCAATATATCTGATCCTCTGGTCTCTGATTGAGTAGAGGGATATACTATCTGAGTTTTGTCGGGCACTAATGAGCGTT